TTACCGCCTGGACTGTTTACCCGTCGGGTTTTACTTAACGCGATTGCAAAGCCTTTGGAAGATATCAAAGAGGCTGGGCTATGAGCATTATTAATGATTTTGAAATAAACAAAATAAAGGACCAATCGGGAGGGGAATACTACAACTCAATATTTGTGGAAGCCCTGCTTGTCCATGCTCGCGCCCTTGAAACACTGCTAAAGAAGCATGAGTTTGGTGATCATGCCTATCTTGAAGGTCGCTGCTTAGAATGTGGTGCTGATTCCTGTGATGATTGGAAACACGAACATGACTGTGAGCTGGCCAAACTCCTGGAGGGTGTCGATGCTAATCCACAAACTAACCAGGGATAAAAAAGCCGCTTGCGGAACTACCGGCGTATGGACCGGGACCACCTGCAAAAATGACGTAACGTGTGGGCGATGCCTTCAAAAAATGGGACGCGAAGTCGAGAAAAAACCGGACTTAAAAGCTGGTTTATTTATTCCACGGAATCCAAGCAAACAGGGGTCTAACGCATCATGAGCAAAAGATATGCTGAAGGCACAACGGTAAGCGTAGAAAAGTCACAATCTGAAGTGACTGCTATTCTCCGAAAATATGGCGCCAATCGGTTTGGAACTATGGAAGATGAATCGACCGCTTTTTTAATGTTTGAATTCAAAGGGCTTTCTGTTCAGATCGCCGTACCATTGCCTGATATTTCCGAATATTCAAAAACCGAAACCGGAAGAATTCGGGCAACTTCAGCCGCCGAAGAAGCAAGAAACCAGGCAATCAAGCAGCGTTGGCGGGCTTTGGTATTGGCGGTAAAAGCAAAACTCGAAGCGGTGGAAATTGGAATCTCTACCGTCGAAAAGGAGTTTCTTGCTTTTGTTATGATGCCAGACGGTCGCCAACTATCGGAACACTTGATTCCAAAACTGCAAGAAATTGTCGCGTCTGGGAATATGCCAAAACTTTTAGGCGGCCCAAAATGACCAGAAAAACACCAAGACCAGGAGCACCAATTCTACCAATGCGCGAAACCGATTTGAAGCTTTCAATAGTCGATTACCTTTTAATACTTGGCTATATGGCATGGGTCAATAATGTCGGCGCTTTTAAGCTACAGAATTCCCACGGCAAGGACCGTTTTGTCCGATTTGGTAAAACTGGCCAATCTGACATTTTTTGTGTTCTAAACCCTCACGGTAGGCTTTTAGTGGTAGAAACCAAGAAGATCGGGAACAAAGCCACCCAGGCACAAATTGACTTTATGGCCGACGTAGAAAAGCGCGGAGGCATTGCAATACTGGCCTATTCGCTTGATGACGTGGACAGTCGGTTACGGAAGGAAGGTTATATAAAATGAGTGATAGAATATTTTCATATACGGTAATTCTTGACGGTACATACAAAGATGAGGAAGCCAGACAAATCCATGATGCTATAGAAATGATCAAGGGAGTCGGGCGAGTTATTCCGCTGGTAGCCGATGCCAACGTTTATTTTGCTGCCGATCAGGCAAAGCAAAGATTAGGACAGAAGATAATTGACCTTATTAATAATTTTGAAGGTACAGAACCATGAAAAACCAATGGAATCAGCAACTTCCTGTCGAGTGGAAAATAGGATTCAATCACATAACCATGGGGCCGTTCTGGTTTCCAGTAGTACTTGTACAGCCGCCGCCTATGCCAGAATATGTATTTATGTGTCGATGCGAATTGACGCCAATAATAAAATCAGGTGAACAATGAAAAACCACCTTCCCCAACTAATCTCCAACCTCCCGGATCTAGAGAAAAAAATAATAGTCCTGGTATTCCATGAAAAACTGAACTCGGCAGAAATTGCCGTGGCTTTGGGTATAACGATTTATGAAGTCATTCGCTTGTATTCGAAGGCGGTTGTGCATTTAAGGATTAATTTGAGGAAGCCGGCATGAAAGTATTAATAATGGCGATCAAGCGTGAATGGTTTGAAAAAATAGAATCTGGTGAAAAAAATATTGAATATCGTGAGGCCAAACCTTATTGGGAAAAAAGATTGCGGTGTGGGATAGATGAAATAATTTTAAGGAATGGGTATTCATCAAATTCACCAGCTATCCACGCAAGAGTTAAAAGAGTTGAATGGAAAAAAACCGGAAAGGATACGGATCTTAAAATAGATAGACCAGTGTATGCCATTCATTTATCAGAAGTTACGCGTATAAAATGACAAATTATCTTGACCTATTTTCCGGTATCGGCGGATTTGCTCTTGGCGCGTATTGGGCTGGCCTTCGCTTTGACAATCATTATTTTTCGGAGGTTGAACCGTATGCAGTTTCACTCTATCAGCGAAGATTCCCTGACAGTATCGGACTCGGAGACATTACCAAAATCGACACAGGAAGTTTACCGCCTGGCGAATGGATCATTTCAGGAGGTTTCCCCTGCCAGGATATTTCCGTCGTTGGTAAAGGCGCTGGGATGGACGGTGCACGATCAGGACTTTGGTTCACTTATGCAGAAATCATTGGCAAGTTACGACCACGATTTGCAATTATGGAAAACGTTGGAGCACTCACTTTTCGAGGACTTACCGATGTTTTGGGATCGCTTGCCGAAATCGGGTATGATGCGGAATGGCAAGATATACGAGCTTCCGATGTCGGAGCGCCCCACCGAAGGGAACGAATCTGGATTGTTGCCTACCCCATGTTCAAGGGATTGGAAGGAACAGACTTTGTCGATGAGTTTAGCAAAAATCGCCAACAGATCAGAAAAAAGCGCGCAACTTCCAAGGTATTTAAGCAAAATGTATCCATATCTTCATGGTCAAAGATTAAGCCCGGAATATGTGGAATGGATCATGGGATACCCTCTCGGGTGGACCGAATCAAAGGACTCGGCAACGCCATTGTCCATCAAATCGCAGAAATGATTTTCAGACAATCGGCTTTTGATGAGTGGCGAGAATGTTGACACTACGCCCGCCCCAAGCCATTCTACAAGCCACCTGTTTAGATATCCTAAACGGTAGCAACTTAAATAAAATAATCGCCGACGTTGCCCCAGGCGGGGGAAAGTCTAAGCTCCCGGTTATTCTGGCAAGTCTTTTAATACCAAAATTTGCAGACCGCCTACTATGGATTGTCCCCCGCAATTCCCTAAAGTACCAGGGCGAAGCCGAATTTCTTGACCCGAGAATGCCAACAGATCGAAGGATGAGGGCGGCCAATGGAAACGAAACCGACCCAGGCAGAGGCACAGACGGATATATTACCACCTATCAAGCAGTTGGAATGCTTCCGGAAATCCACCAGGACAGGGTATGCAAACGGCGCACGATTCTATTCCTTGATGAGCCACACCATGCCGCCGACGATTCAAGCTGGGGGGATGCTTTGGCCCCGATGATTGACGCCGCCGCCTTGGTAGTTTTCGCCTCGGGTACTTTTAGCCGGCATGATGGGGCTAAAATTCACGGCCTCGATTATAACGGCGCCTATGTCGATTTACGAAACCGCCCAGGTACTAAAGTAATCCGGTATAGCCGAAGCCAAGCCCTTGCCGATGGGTCTATTTTACCCGTAGAACTTCGGACAATAGACGGCGCTGCCGAATGGATAAGCAAGGAAGGCGTAAAGCGAAAAATTGATTCCCTGCACAAGTCCGGGACTGACCGATCAGACGCCCTATTTTCTATGCTTCGTACCGAATACGCTTTTCAATTACTCGCCGCCTGCTTAGAACACTGGCAGAACCATCGTAAAGAATACCCAGCCGCTAAACTGCTTGTAGTCGCCCCGGATATCGAAACGGCAAAGGAATACCAGGGAAGGCTTGCAGGCAGGATCTTGTCAGAAATAGCCACCAGCGACGACGGGCCAGGAGCGCGGCGGGCAATAGCCGACTTCAAGCGCGGGGCCTTCCCGGCTTTGGTAACTGTCGGAATGGCCTACGAAGGTCTTAGCGTTCCCGAAATTACCCATATAGCCTGTCTAACCCAGATCAGATCCAAAGAATGGCTTGAACAAATGCAGGCCAGAGCTAACCGGGTAGCGCCTGGAAAACGGCAAGGCTGGTGTTTTGCTCCCAAAGATAGGGCTTTCTTAGACGCATGGGCGAAAATCGAAAGGGAGGCACTAACGCCGCTGGCCGACGATATGGGAGGCTTTGACTTTGGACCAAGCGCTGGCCCAGACAGTACGCCCCCGGAAGGCTTCGGCTTTGGCTTATCAGGAATCGAGCCGCTTTGGTCTTCGGCCCATGGTATAACGTCGGAACTTTCGGCGGTCCAGGCCCCGATACTTACAGCCTCCCAGTCTGAAAAAATACTTCTGGAAAATATCCGGGCAATCTATAACCGGGTAGTACTGGGCGCCCGTCCCGGATCTGGTCAGGCATGCATGACGATATACTCCCGGGCCTGTCGGTCAATACGGGACGTGTCACTAGAGGAATTAAACACCGAAGAATTGACAGCTGTTTGGATGAAACTACGCGAAGTTTTCGGAAAAAGATTGTAACTACCCCCTTGCATAATTTCTAATATAGGGTACAATTGGGTACAAGAGGTAAACAGAAATGAAAACCGAAATTCAAGCACCTGTTTATAGAATCCGTAAAAGTCAAGGCGAAAACCTTTTTTTTAAGGCATGGGACGGCCCATACGCCATTTTTGTAAGAATGGTTTTCGGTTCATATTCGCCAGTATTTACCCTGGACGAAGCGGAACAGATTTCCGGACGCTTTCCCGGCTCGATTGTGGAGGCTGTAAACTAATGCGCTATAGTGACTTAAAAAAATCTTTCATGCAGTATCATTTTTTACGGTCAATTCTTCCCTATCAAATGGGGAAGCTTGAATTCAAATATTGGAATCGTAACGCCAAGCGGGAAATTGCGGCATTAATTGCGATTTGGCAGAACAGTGGAGGCTTACTATGAGCGAATTGCGCACTGAAATAACTATCTACATAATGCAAAACTTTAGGAATGCAATGTCAAAGGCATGGAACAAGCGACACCAAAACTGGAATGTTGTTTCAAAACTTACTGGGCATGGATCGGGTAGTTCTTACCGACTATGCGAATCACTCAATGTAGACCCGGACGGTTACGAGTTCATAGAGGTTAAACCATGAAACAAGATAATGACAAATTTGAGCAGTTTGTTTTTACTGTAGCGTTTATCGGCGGTACGGCGTTTGGAGTATTGGCAACACTACTGTTTATTAAAATGGTTTTGAGGTTACTATAAATGGAGCAAAAGAAATGACAGTAGAAGAATATGTCGAATCAAGAAAATATTGTAGGCCGTCTGATCGTACATCTTTCATGAACGGAATTGAAGAGGGCAAGCGGCAAAGTGAACCTAATTTATCGGCATACCGATCTTACATAAGATTAACCATTGGAGTAGAGGAAGGTAATAAACTTATCGCTGACATAGAAGGTGGAAAATAATGGAAGAAAACAAGGCACTGACAGCGGATATTGAATCGAGATTTGAAGAGATTGAAAATATCACTTATAACAATTCATTTACCAATGAAAAGGTAACAGACTTGAAAAATCTTGTTATGCCCGCCCTACCACCCGAATCCGAAAAAGACGCCAGGATTAAAGAGCTGGAAGCTGAAAATGGATGCCTTGCATTTGAATTGGGGAGTGAGCAATTAGAGTTAATACTCATAAATCGAAAAATCGCCACCCAAGCCGACTATATCGCAGAGCTAAGGGAAGCTTTGAAATCCCAGCACAAGCAATTAGTTCTAAAGTTAAATGATTCACATTCAGCTAATCCAAGTTGGAATGAACATATAAATCATTGCGGGACTTGTGAACTACTCGCCAAGCAAAAGGAATAACTATGCCAGAATTAACCGTAACCATAATTTTATTAGTAGTCTTGATTTTATTTTTCGCACGTTGGGAAATCAAGCAAGAAAAGCGTTTCACTGGCAATCAATTAAATTTGTTGATTGGTCAAAGGAAATTTTTGGAAACCGATATTTTTATCGCTCATTGGAATAAACGAATTTTACACAATATCGTTACCGATGAAATAATTAAGTTGTAATTTCATTTGACACTATTTGTAATCTAAGGTTACAATGATTACAGAATAAGGGGGTATAAATTGACTAAACCGTACAGCGTTCGCCTTGAAAATGGCGACGGGCCAGAAGTTGACCGAATCGCCAAGGAAGAAAAGCGAAAGCCTGCCGAGGTTATTCGGCTATTAACTCATGAGGCACTGAAAGCGCGAGAGCTTAAAAACTTAACCAACTTTACAGTCAAGGCCAAACCATGAGCGCCCGCGAGTTTTTCAAGAAATATTTAAGCCTTGACTTTCTGACTGACCGCGTTGCCATGATCGCGGCAATTATTGTAAGCCTTGGGACCATTACCCTTATGTTTGTGGTAATCACTCCAGACATTTTGATTTTTCAAATCGTCATGGGATCAATGGGCGCTATCCTTGTCCTGTTCAGCCCCCGCGCACTGGCTAAAAGAAAATTCGGGCTTTGGCGTTGGATTGCCTGCCTTATCGTATTTGCTGAAGTTTCGACGGTTTTGACCATGACCGACACACGAAGCCAGGAGGCGACGACTACGGAAGCGGTTACGGTAGACCCTGTTTGGAAAGCGTACCAGGATGCTACAAAAACCGCTCAGGACAATTTGACCGACTTGATAGGCCAACAACACGCGGCGACTACTAAAGATTTTCTTGAAACATTAAAAGGCCAAATAGCGATAGCTACAGTAATTTATCAAACGGCATTCGCTGCCCAAGCATCATACAGGTCGGCGGGGCCAGCGCAAGTTGGTATAGACCCTAACAAGCTTTTTATGGCGATACCTTCAGCGATAGCCAGCGGACAGCTTGCTCGGTACATGACGCTGGTTTTCTCGATTATAGTCGCCATAGTTTTCCAGGCCGTAATATTTGCAACCGTTACCAACACGGTCAAGCAGATCAGGCGGGCAGATAGCGAAAAAGCTGGAGCTAAAAAGCCAAAGAAACCGAGAAAACCGCCAAAGCCAAAACCAGCCGAGGCAGAACAGGAGGAGCCAAAGCCGATTACTGAAGACGATTTTATTCAGGAAACGGAACCGCCAAGCATGCTTGACGTATAAAAAAGGCCCCGCGCTAACGGGGCCTAAAAGGAGGAATCGTGTCAGAGACAAATACACCCCCTATAGGTGCGGTGTCAAATGGCGATGAGCCAGCAGCCCCATGTAATATATTTAGTGGGTATGATACCAGCCAGTACACCGGCTTCACCAAGCGGGAAGTTATCGCCAAGGATTGCTTGGTTGGTATTTTATCAAATACCACTCCGACGCAATCGCAAGAGCAGCTAGATCGAATTTTCAAGATCGTTCCTATAATCGCTGTCAAACTCGCCGACGCCCTACTATCCGCACTCGCCAAACCATAAGGAGAATAAAACCATGAACAGAGAACAAGCCCTAAAATTCAAGGCCGACTATATCGCCAAGGGGGCGCGGGATTTTACCAACCCAGCCCACTATGAGCTTGACCCAGTCGGTTTTTTTGAACCCCATGTCGAGGTAGTTATAATCACCCGCGAAGATATCCACGAACTAAAAGGTGGAACCCTTTCGCTAAAAAAGGAAACTGTTGATAAAATCGCCAGGGCCTCCGGTGTAAGTTTCCGGGATCTTCCAGCGGAAAAACACAATCGGGGGGAACCTTTCATCGGGCGATGCCAGCCAATTATTCAGGGTCCAGACGGGCAACCAGTTACGGGAGACGTGGCAGTATATGAATTTGACCCGGAATTGCGGGCCGAAGAAGATATCTTGAAAGCCCAAGAAAAGGCAGAAAAAGACGGGCAAAAATATGTAATAACCCCAAACCAACGGCGCCTAAAGGTTTTGGACTATGAAAAATCAGGACACCAGCGGGCAAACACTGGCGCCCGGAGTCGCGCCACTATCGCCGCTGTCGGTATGCAGACCGGGTTTAAGGATTTATTTCGGAAAGGCCCAACCGAATATTTCCTTTTCTCTCGGGTAATTATCAACGTCAAAAACAAAATGGTAGCCGAAATGCAGCTAAGCGCCATAAGCGGCAATGTTCGCAACCTGTACGGACCCAAGCAAATCGAAAGCAGCCCAGGCGATGTAACCGCCCATTATGAGGTACAGGAAGAATCCGAACCCATAAGCCGCGACGCCTTCACACCGGACGCACCAGAGCCAACAATCGAGGCGTTACGAATGGCTACACTCCAAGACCTTTTGGATAAGTACGAAAAAAAGCTTAACCCCGAAGGCGTCCGAATTTCTCGGGAGGCAATCGCACAGCAACACAACGCCCATATTCAAGATTGCCTGGAGGCTATCAAGCAGGCGTTGGCTAAGCAAAATATAATTTTAGGCGGTGGTGTATGAACTTAAAACTATTACACCTTGCGGACCTACACGCCAAGCCAGAACGAGCCGACGAGCTTTTGCAGTCGATAGCAGCCGCCAAGAAGGAATCTACAGGCGTTGACCTTATAGTCGTATCAGGAGACGTTTGGGACGGAGTAATAAGAAACACCAGGGGAAGCCGGTTCCCGGAACTCCTGGAGGCTATCCGAAGCCTGGCCGATGTTGCGCCTGTTGCCATGATCTATGGAACGCCTACCCATGACGCCGAGGGTAGCCTTGACGTTTTCCCGACGCTTGATTCAAAATTTGGAATCACCATTTTGGAACCGGGGAAGGCTTATTTCTATCATAAAGACAGATCCGATCCAGCGCGGATTAGTATTGACGGCGGGGAATATGCCGACGCTATCCTTTTCGGCGTCCCCGAACCATCCAAGAAATTCCTTTCCGAATATTTTGACAACGCCAAAGAAACCGACCAGGCAGTTCGCGACGGCCTTCGTGGCCTGTTTGGTGCCCTTGGTGCCACTCGTCGCCAGTATCCCGGGTTACCTTGTGTCATGCTTTACCATGGCCAAGTAGGCGGCGCACGCCTGCAAAACGGCGACGTCTTAGACAATGGCTCCGGTATTAGACCAAGCATTGACGATTTAGCAGCTGTTGGGGCCGACTATATCGCAATGGGTGATATTCACGAACCGCAACAAGTAGGAAGCCTGCCAGCATATTACCCCGGCAGCGCCTACCCAAAAGACTTTGGCGAGACTCACGAGGCGGGGGGGAATCTGGTCGAGATATTCCCGGGGTACGATGAAAACCCGGAGGGGGTACTTTTCGGGGACGGTACTTTTGACTGCAATATTGACCGAGTTCCCTTTGGCCACCCTGTAAACCAGACAATCAAGGTTACCTTAGATCCGTTTCATTCAAAACCCCCTGTCGTGCTTCCAGGAATTATGTTTGAACCAGGGCGCAGAATCAAACTAGAAATCAGGTACAGCAAAGAGGATGGGTCCATTGATACCGATGCCTGGTTGTCTAAACTCTTGTCTGAGGGCGCTGCCACCGGTTCCATCGTCAAGCCAGACCCGATCCTCACCGAAACCGTCCGCGCCGAAAAAATAACCACTGCCCAGACTTTGGTCGATAAGGCCGCTGTATGGATGGTAAGCTCCGGTAAACTATATTCAAATTCGATTCGCGCCAAGATCCGCCAAATTGAAACCGAAACCACGCAAGCCAACGACCAAGGGCCGGAACGCCGATTTCGCAACGTTTCAACCCTAATTCGTGGGTCAAAAGGCTTTTGGAAGAACCAGAAAAAAGACGAGGTTTTTCTTGACTGGGAATCATACGGCCCCGGAGTTGTCGCCTACATTGGCCCCAATGGCTACGGAAAAACCACAAGTTTTGACTTTTCAAAACCCTGGCCTGTTCCTGTAAGCCGACCGCCTAAGACCATCAAGAACCATTTCAGGCTTCGGGATTCCTTAATCGAAAATATCTATCTGGACGAAGTTTCCGGGGTTAGGTACAAGTCGAAAATCACGATTGACGCCGGCATAGCTTCGGGTAAAACGGAATACTATTTATCCCGCGATATCGGCGACGGAAAAGGATTCCAGACATTGCCAGGAATCGAAGGCCGTTTGGATGGATACGAACAGGCCGTCGAAAGTATTTTCGGTTCCATGGATATTTACTTGCGGACTGCCTACGCCACCCAAAAACCAACCAAAGACCGTCCCGACATATCGGAGGCCACCCAGGGCGAAAAGAAGACCCTAATTGCTGAACTCGCCGGAAAGGATGGTTTTGCAGTCTACCAGGCAGCGGCGAAGATAATCGGGGATACTGCCGAGAAATCACTGATTCCGAAGATCACCGAAATTTCAACGCTGGAAAGCCGATCGCCCGACGAAGTAAAACTATTAAACGACATTGAAATTGCCAACAGTGACCGGGAAGCAGCCCGCCAAAACATGGTAGTCATTTTGGAAAAAGTAAAGGAAGCAAGCAACAAAGTAGAAACTCTTGGAATACGTGCGGCAGCGAACAGACAAACTGCCGAACAAATTACCCGGGCCGATAACTTGGTTTTTGTTTCCAATGGCAAAATCAGTGCAATTGCAACACAGATTCAGCTCGACCAGGACACATTAGGGCGCAAGGAGGGAGCAGAACGAACGGTTCAGGAATTCGACGCACTGACCAAGGCAGTGGCAGATCAGGACACGGTATATCAAAAGCACCTAGAAGCGATGCAGGAACACCAAAAAACCGTGGACTATGCTCGAAGAATATTTGACGATAGCCAACGCGCTGACCGTTTGATATTCGATCAAATGCGCCAAGAGCACCAAGGTAAAGTCGGAGACTTGCGCACCAGGGAATATGAAGCGCAACGGTACCTTGATAATGACCGCGCCGAACTCCGAAGCTGCCAAGCCGAAGCCAAACGCCTGGAAGATATACTTTCTGCACCTATCGCCGACCATTGCCCGACCTGTCGTCAAATGCTACCAGCCGAAGCCATGGCCCATGTTCAATCTGAACGTAAAAACACCCAACAAGAACTTGACGAGGTAAAGAAGGACATAGCAACCGCTGAAAAATGCATTATCGAGGCAGTAAAAAACCTTAAGGCTATTACAGCAATGGTCAAACACACGGAATACAATGCACCGAAATCACCAGAATTTCCCGAATTCATCCCGCCAGTATCAACGGTTACAGCATGGAATGACGCCAACCGCCAGACATTGAAAACACAATTATCGTTTTGCAATATTGGAATGGCCCGCGAAATAATCCAAAAGGCAGCGCAATCCCAGGTCAGAATTGACGAGCTGGCCAAGCAGCTTGCCGACCTTCAGGCAACGGTAACCAGGGAACGTAAACAGACCGATGAATTACGCTTACAGCTTAATCCCTCCATAGATTCAGATTTTGCCCAGGCTCAAGCCGAATACCAGACATTGCAGAATCAATACCGAGAGGCCCAGGGAATGGAATCCAAAGCCCAGGCTATGCTTGACCAGGCAACACTTAGGATGAAAGGTGCCGAAAGGGAACGCATCGAGATTGCTGGACTCAAGGCAGCACTCTTCGGCCTACAAGCCGATATAGCCGAATGGCGATATGTTGAGAACGTAATCGAAGGTATTCGGGATCTAGAACTTGACGCCCTGGCCCCGCACATTGCATCTGTAGCTACCAAGATACTGGCAAGTTCAGGACGTCCCGGAGTCATTCGAATCGACACAACCCGATTGTCAAGCGAAGGTGGGAAGCGTGCGCGGCAGATCGAAGATTTCAAAATTATGTATGTCGGCGACGACGGGGAAGAACAAGATATCGCCACGTGCTCAGGCGGTGAAATGGTCTGGCAGCGAAAGGCGCTATACGATGCCTTTGCGGTCATTAGGTCCAGGAATTCTCGGATCCGGTTCACTACTGGTTTGCTTGATGAAACCGACGGCGCATTGTTTCCCGAGGACAGGGTAAACTATTTTAGGATGCTGGAAGCTGGACACATTGAAAGCGGGCGATTCCAGACCATTTTGATTACCCAGGCTCCCGAGATTGCCGAAATGGCACAGACGGTGATTGATGTGAGGGAATTGAAGGGAAGGGAATCATGAAAGAGCCATTGATGCTTATCAGGCTCTTTGGGAATCAATAAACGGACCAGGATCATGGGAAGCTAATCCATGGGTATGGGTAGTCGAATTCAAGAAAGTATAAACGCTCCGGGCAACGTTCCCGGAAAAAGGAGAAATCTATGGACATACCAGGAATGGCAATCAATGAGATTATCATTCGGACATTGCACGAATCGGCGCAGTGTAAGGACAAACTGGAAACCGAAGAGTCTGGCCGAGAAGTCGCCAGGCTTCAAGGTTCGGTAGCAGGGTATCGAATGTTTCTAAGTTTTCTTGCCGCCGAATTTCACCTTCCCCAGTCGGTATTGGAATATACTGGGGATGAGGGATTCGAGGCGCCAAAGCTTGGCGATGATCAATTGATTTCGTACCGGATCGACATAGCGGACCTGAAGCTTTCCGACGCATGGGTCAAGGTTCTGGCGCGTATCGAAGAAAACACCTTGAAGTTGAAAAACTTCCTGCTATTCTCTGCCGAAAAATCTAGGGATCTGGACTATTCTCAAGGTCAATTCAAGGCGACGGTTTTCTATGAAAACTTTTTCACCGCGATTGAAAACGAAACGGCACGGCGTGAAAAGGAAGCCGCCGAACGAGCGAAAAGTCCCGGACTTTTTGACGACGAATCCAATATAACGGTTTTCAAAAAGCCGGAAATCAACCGGGAGGCAATGCAATGAGCGAAAACCCAGTCGGACGAACCCGTATGAATCTAAGCCAAGGCGCAAAAGGTACCTGGCAAATCGACGTGACCGCCGAGTATGAAACCCCCGAATTGACGGCTATTCATCTTAGTAGGGCGATTGATCAAGTCAAGAAAATCGTCGAAGAGAAAAAACTTCCCTTGGTGCAGGTCGTCTAAAATGAAGCGGGCACTTTTGCGCTATGCCTTACGCATAGCCCGAGAATGCAAAAAACAAAAACCCCTGGATATCAGGCAGGCCAAGCAGACGCTTGCGCTTGCCGTTATCCGGGAAATATTCAGATCAAAGGAATAACATGGCAACCAAGAAAGTCTACGACCTGGCCGTCGCCGTCGGTAAATATACCAGCGAAGGCAAGGAAAAGAACCGCTACCAGAATATAGGCGTCATGCTGGAAAGGGACGATGGCGGGCGTTTTATGATTCTTGAAACTTGGTTTAACCCCGCTGGAATTCCGCACGAACCAGGAAAGGGTATAATGGTTTCGATGTTTGAACCACGGCAGCGTGAGGTCGGGAAGGCTGGCCCCGATGATCATTTTGAAGACGACATACCATTCTAAGGCGCTGACAAAAGAAGAATATCCGGGGGCCGACTGGGAATTTATGATTTCAAGGGGTTTTACGGCGTTTAGGATTACCAAAAAAATAATCATGTGGTCGCAGGTAAAACCCGTATATAAACAGGGTGAGCTTTTCCAAAACACTCAAGACCAAATAGCTTGTGACCGAACCAAACCCGGTATATAATACCAGCGTCGGATTAGCCACCCGATGAATAGACCAGCTAAAACCGTAGAACCCTACGGGAGCCGTTTACACGTTATAGCTGGCGTGTACCCCTTGGCCGGGGCGGTTCCCATAGGGTTTTTTATTTGGAGTATTTATGTTCAAATTCATTTTCAGATTATTCAAGCCCGGAAAATATCGATGCGATTTTTGGCCAGTGATCACAATAAAAGGCATTAAATATCAAGGACCAAACAAAAAGAAGGTGCCATTATGAAATGGTTTGAGCACGACACTAACGCATCAAACGACAAGAAAATTAAACACCTAATCATGCGACATGGAGCGGTTGGTTATGCGGTTTATTTTCATTGTTTGGAGCTTATAGCGGGCGACGTATGCGAAAATAATATAACATTTGAACTCGAACACGATAGTATAATCATAGCCGACGACCTAAAAATCAATGGAGATGGGAAACTTTCCGGTTGCGATACGGTGCAGCAAATCATGATGACATGCATAGAATTGAACCTTTTTCAGACAGCTGGTGGTCGAGTCTTCTGTTTTACCATGGCTAAGCGTGTCAACAAGTCTCAAATCAAAAACCCAAGACTTAGAGCAGTTCAGGATCAAATACGCTCTGGAAAACTCCAATCTCTAATGGACGAGTCGGAAAAACTCCATTTTTCACTGAAAATCACTGAAAATCAAGGAAAAGTGCTGGTACCAGACCAGACCAGACCAGACCAGACAATAAAAGAAAATGCTATGTCCATTAATTTTTCACCGGATCTTGAAATCACCGAAGATGATTTTATGCCAGAACCAACAAAACGATTCAAAAAGCCCACCCTTTCCGAAGTGATTACCTACTGCCAAGAACGCCAGAACAAAGTCAATCCTCAAAAGTGGTTTGCCCATTACGAATCGAATGGGTACAGGATAGGAAAAACTAAAATGGTTGACTGGAAAAAATCCATTCAATACTGGGAACTTTCAGAATTTGACATCAAAGACAAACCATCAACGAAACAAACATCAAAGAGAATATGCAGGGCTTGCGGTTCGGATATTCCAGGGACTATGGGATCATGCCCTGATTGTGGCCAAGATGCATTTGCACCAATGGAGGAAACCGATGCAACGGGAACTTACTAACCAGGAGTGGGAAGAGGCTTTGATTGGCTCTCTGCTTCTCGACAATACGGTATCAGAACGAATCAGTCTAACTGAAGATTGCGTAACCACTGAGCATCGACGCTTTGTATACCTGACAACCTTGCGAATGATTCGATCAGGAAAACAGGCTAATATTTTAACTGTACTCGACGAATGCCGATCATTGATAGCAAACCATCCGCCGGCAATGTGGCATGATTATATTACTGGTTCTTGGCTTTCAGAAATTACCGCAAGTTTCCCCAGTGGAAGCAATGCTGGATTCTATGCTGAAAAATTAACAGAACTTTCACGACTAAGAAAACTTCACGGAATTTCACGGCTCATCGATGAATCGATTTACGATATGAGCATATCGGCTGATTCTTTGATGGTAAGGGTAGAAGCCGCGTTGACCGAAATAGCGTTAAATAAAACAACCGGGTATCAAAAAATCAGCGAAGTATTGCCACCGACCATTAACGCCATTGAAGAAGCATTCAAGACAAGGGGAACCCTACAAGGCATATCATCAGGATTCCAAGGTCTTGACCGATTGACTGGGGGATTCCAACGCCAGGAAGTTACCATCATAGGCGCACGACCAGGAGCAGGAAAAACAAGCATCGCTCTAAACATGGCCGAGGCAGCCTTCATAGCTGGAAAAAAAGTTGGGATGTATTCATGCGAAATGCATAGCCAGTTACTTTGTAAGCGCCTGATTAGTGCAATGGCCAGAATCGATGCGCGTAAACTTTCAAGCGGATTTCTGACTGACAGAGATTTTACCGAAATGTCAGACACATTTGGATTTCTTCATGCGGCTGGATTCTGGATTGACGATACCCCAAATATTAACTGGCGCGATTTGGTAAGCGGGGCCAAGAAAATGCGCCGAGTCGAGGGGATCGAGCTGTTAATCGTTGACTACCTTGGATTGATATCTAACACAGAAAACAGCCGAATGATGCGGCACGATCAAGTAGCATTCCTTTCGAAAGGACTCAAGGCCCTATCCAGAGAGCTTGATATCCCGATTGTGGTACTTTCACAGTTGAGCCGGGAAGCCCACGGACTACGCCCAAACCTCGCACAACTCCGGGAGTCGGGATCTGTTGAACAGGACGCCGACGTGGTAATCCTGCTTTGGAACCAAGGATGGGCCGACGATGCCCACGAAATGCTTAATGTTACCATGATTGTTGAAAAGAACCGTAACGGGGCCACTGGAGACGTCGCCATGGCATTCAAGCCAGCAATAACCAGATTCAGGGAGTCAGAATACCACAGCAACCAAGTTAAAACCTACGAGAAGGCACCAAGGATGGATTCAAAGCCTAAAAGTGGTACCGCAAGTCAAAATAGCGATGAAGAGTTGTTCTAATCGAATCCTCAAGCCTTGGAAACTTCCGGTTTTCGGGCATTCGACAGAATCAAAAAAAAGGGGTACAGTTACGGAATGGCTAAAAAAGGACAGTTGACACTAAAGCAAAAACTCTTCGTCGAGTATTATACTTCTAACGGTTTCAACGCCACGAAGGCCGCAAGGGATGCCGGGTACGCTGAAAAATCGGCGCAAATTATCGGATTTGAGAACCTAACGAAACCAATTATAGCCGAAGCAATAAAGAAAGCCTGTGATGCAATAATGACCGACGTCGAAAAATTAAAGGTAAAATGGCTAAAAGAGGTCAATGCTATTGCTTTTTCCGACTTCCGAAAGGTGGCAAAGTTTAACGGAAAAGGCGTTGAATTAGAAGACTCTGATGTAATGGACGACGACACAGCGCGGGCTATTGAATCAATAGAGTCAATAACTGCTTACGATAAACAAGGTAACGAAATTGTAACCAAAAAGGTTAAGCTTTATTCCAAGACAAAAGGGCTTGATACACTGGGTAAATTCCTTGGTATCTTGAAAGAGGAACAAGCGGCCGGCGTTACTATTATTATTAATGGCGATGAGGCAAAACTGGGGTGAAGTTATGAAATATACAGTAGAAGAAGCGAAAAGGGTTTGCCTTGATTTTTTCTATACTTCGGTTAATATTATTAATCCAACGGAAGTTAAAGAATATATTTATAATATTGGTTCGGCATTAATTAAAACACGCCTTGAACTTGAACAGGCCAATCTGGAAATAGAACGCTTGCGCAATTGCTTAAAGGAACCCGATTGATTTCGGAATTCAGGCTTGAGCCAAAACAGATAGAACAGCAAAAGCTTATTGTCGAAAATCAATTCGTATTGGCCGAAGGCGGTAGCCGAAGCGGTAAGACGTTTGGCTTCACGAATGCAGTGTTCATACGGTCATGCTTGAAACCGTCGGACCACCTTATATGCCGCCTTCGGTTTGCTCACGTCAAGCGTGCAGTATGCTACCAGACCATGCCGCGCCTTTTGCGGGCGCGTGGGATACCACCTAATGCAATCACCCTTAATAAAACAGATTGGTTCTATGAGTTGCCAAACGGTTCCAAAATTTGGATTGCTGGACTGGACGAAGGCCCGCGCCTGGAAAAAGTATTAGGAAATGACTTCGCAACGATTTACATTAATGAGGCTTCCGAAGTCGCTTATGAATCTTTCGATATACTCTTAAGCCGATTACTTCCCCCGCCTGGCCTACGCGGTAAAATGTTTATTGACTATAACCCGCCAAGCAGGAATCACTGGGGATGCAAGGTTTTTCATGATCGAGTTTTCCCCGATGGTACGCCGGTTCCTGATGATGACTTTGCCTACATCCAAATGAATCCAGAACACAATAGCCACCTACCTCCCGAGTACTTCAAAACCCTTAGTATGATGAGCTTGGCCAAGCAAAAACGCTTTAGGTTTGGCGAGTACTCCGACGATCAAGGAACGTTATGGAAGCGCGAATACTTCAAGCGGTCAACCGATATAGAAAACCTTATACGGATCGTAGTAGGTGTTGACCCGTCCGGAACGGTCGAAGGCGACGAAATTGGAATCATCGTTGCCGCCATGACTGGGCTTGTTGATTCAAACGGCCTTGAACTTTTTATAGTCTTGGATGATTATTCACTACACGGAACACCCCGAGAATGGGCTAACGCTGTAAATGAAGCCTATACAAAATGGGGCGCTGACCTGGTAGTGGCAGAAAAGAACTTCGGCGGTGATATGGTCGAGGATGTAATCAAACGGAACCATCGAAATATGAACGTGAAACTGATTACCTCCAGCCGGTCAAAGGTAGTACGTGCAGAGCCAATATCAGCCCTTTACGAAACTGGCAGGGTGGCCCATTATATACAAGCAGGACCAGCGGGAACCATGAACCCATTTCAAACGCTGGAAGATGAGCTTTGCCAGTATGAGCCGGGGAAGTCTAAAAGCCCGAACCGGCTTGATGCCTTGGTTTTTACCTTGTCTGAATTGTCGGGCGATGGGCCAAGTATGTTTGACGTTTTTTAAGGAGATTTAGCTATGTCCAGACGCCACCCTGTCCCAAAACAACGCTTTACAAATGGTTTAGGGGATCTAGTTACTATGGTATCAGCCGGATCATTACTGACTGGCGGCAGTCAATTGTCGGCATACAATACAATGGCACATTCAAATAATTACAGCTTAATAACCCTTAATCGTATTGTGTTGACTTACCTTTTCACATCCAATGGATTATTTCAGACCGCTTTACAACTTCCAATACAGGATGCAATAAGCCGTGGTGTAGAGTTGGAAAGTAACGAGCTAAGCGCTTCCGACATTGACACGGTATTGGAATTCTGGGACGACGAGGGAATCTGGGATACGATTCTGCACGCCGCCACCTGGTCAAGGCTTTACGGAGGCGGGGGTGTTCTGATAAATACAAACCAAGATCCCGAGACCCCGCTAAGACTTCGGGGAATTGGCCGTTCCCCCCTTGAGTTATACGATATCGAGCGTTGGCAGTTAGATTCTAATTTTCCCTATACCGAAGAATTCCAAATAGACCAGCGGTCGAGTGAATTCATGTACCTACTCGGTAAAAAGATTCACGAAAGCCGATTTATCCTAATGAAGGGTAAGCGGGCGCCTTCTTATGTTCGTCGGCAGTTGAGAGGATGGGGAATGTCAGAAGGCGAAAAGATGATTCGTGAGCTTAATATATACCTTAAGACTCAAGACGTTTTATACGAAATACTCGATGAGTCTAAAATCGATGTTTACCACATAAAGGGCCTTGCTCAAAAACTCATGACTGCCCAAGGTACCGCCCAGGTTGCCGCCCGCGTGCAGGCAGCTAATGAAATTAAAAACTATGTAAATGCCTTAATGCTTGATAGTGAAGAAAACTTTGAACAGAAAACCATGGCATTTACTGGGCTTGCTGAAGTATCCAGGGAAAACCGGATAGGCGTAGCTGCTGCCCTTCGTATGCCTGTAACCAAGCTTTTTGGAATGTCCGCCGCTGGATTCAATTCCGGAGAAGATGATCTTGAGTCATACAATCAAATGGTCGAGTCTGAAATTCGTCGCCCCCTTAATCGTATGGTTAAGGCAATGTTTGATTTAAGCTTTGCTTACCTGTTTGACTATGTACCAAAGTTCCGCTTCCGCTGGCCAACTATGCGCGTACTTACTGAAGTCGAACACCAAGAAGTTTTGGACAAAGAAACTAACCGACTGCTATCGTTTTACGATCGTGGGCTTATTGGTACTAAGGCAGTAGAGGAACAAGCAAAGAAGGCTGGAATATTTACCCACGATATGAACATGGTCCAGAACCCGGTACCTCCGAATGGACCCAGTACGGTTGCGCCGTTTGCCACACCAGCGCCAGCGGTTACGAATTCCAAGGGTAAAGGTAAGCCGCGCAAGTGATTATTCTTAAAGAATCGTATTGGCAACCAATACAATCTGAGATTCAAAACTTTCTTTGGCTACAATTCTTTGACCCTATTTTCGATATCCTGGACATTAAAAAACCTTTTCAGAACTCAGGGACGCCTTCAAGTTATCTACAGTCAGCAATCAAAGAGGGCCGGATAAACTACCAAAACGGCGTATTCTCGGGAGTATACGATATCCGGTCAGTCAAGGAACTTTCCGAATTTGCCGTTTTTGATAAGCGATCCCACACGTGGGTAGGCATGCCACCCCCAGAAATTGCCGCAACCGCTGCCCGAGTCAAGTTTGAAGCCAAGGCAATAAATGACAAAATAAGTGGCTTGCTGCCAAAGTTTCAAGCCAATTTTGACCGAGTAATCAAAACGCTTGGATTCCCGATCTGGCCGGTGATTAACTCAATAACTGGTGACTTGCAGAATTCCCTAAATGACATGGCGGTATTGCCTGAACTAACTCCCGATGCCTACAAAAAATTGATTGACTTCTACAATGACCAGCAACGCCTTAACATTGTGAACTGGCAACCCGAGCAAATGACCAGGCTAAGGCAGGTTATAGAACAGAACGTAAAGAGCGGTTACAACCTGAAAGAGCTTGAAAACTTGATCAAGCAGGAGTGGGACGTTTCGGCAAATAAAGCCAAATTCCTGGCCCGTCAAGAAACTTCGCTTTTCGTTTCCCGGTTCCGCGATGAGCGCTACCAATCTGCAGGCGTAGAAGAATATATTTGGTTTAGTTCAAACGATGCACGCTGCCGCGATGCAAACAAATACGGTGGGCCTTCACATGGACCAGGCGGACCATTACACGGCAAGAAGTTTCGTTTTGACAGCCCACCGGCAAGCGGTACCCATGGGGAGCATCAAAACCCAGGCATTCCGTTTGGATGCCGTTGCATAGCTAAGCCAGTACTACCAAAGGCATAACTTGACAGCAACCATAAAAATGGTTTTTACTTTAACCCTGAAAGATAGCCTTGGACATTAGGGGATAAAATGGGAATCGATCCAAAACGTTACCGCGCCCGCTTTATCGAGCCTGGGGTTATTTCCTATGATGACATAGGGATGGGCCTTGTCATGGTCGGGCGAAACGCCCTTGACCGCATGCGTCCTTCCTTTGTCGGTATGCCTGTTTTTAATTTTGTTCACAAAGAAATTGAGGCCGACGAGGCTTTCGATTTCGAGAATGCGACAAAAGAAACGGCGGCAGTCGGAATCATATCGGGAGTAGGCACCGAGGACGATGGCTGGGACTGGGCCGACATGATGATCTGGGACGAAGAAACCCAGAAAAACATTGACGAGAAAGGCTTTACGGTTTCCTGCGCTTATGACACTTTGGAGTCTGGCCCACCCGGTAAACACAACGGAATTGAGTTTGACGAAGAAGTCCTGAACGGTAAATATGTTCATATGGCAATCGTAGACAACCCCCGATATGAAGGGAGTACAGTAGTACGAAACGCAAAACCCAAAGGAGATTTGACCATGGGTGAAAAGACTAAAAAGAGTTGGTTTATCAGTCGTCGGAACTCTGAACCAACCGAAGAAGAAAAAAAGAACGCTGCCGCCGCTGAAGAAGCCAAGAAGGCCGAAGAAGCTAAGGAAAACGCCGAAGAAGGTTTGCAAGCCGACGAGGGCGCTTTTATGTTAATCGACGGCCAGAAAGTACCGCTGCAAGAATTGGTAGAATCCTATTTAGGCAAGCAGAACGCTGGCGGCGCAGGCATTGCACCAGAGGACGAAGTAACTTTGCCCGACGGTACCAAAGTCACTGGCGCTGATTTGCTGAAAGCCTACCAAGGAAACGGCGGCGCACAAGTAGAAAATTCCGAAGGCGAAGAAGTAGAAACCGAAGTCGCCAGCGGTGACAAAAAAATGAACTCGGCAGGCGAAAAGGAAAAACCAAACGCCAATTTCTTGGCCGTTAAGAAAAACGCCCAGCAAGCTGCCGAGGCAGTCGCCCCAAGTATTACAACCAAGGCCGACCGTTACGCCGCTGGTAAAGAGCGATACGGTTCTGCCGTCCCCGCAGGAGGTAAATAATTATGGCATTCACTTCATACGCTGCCGGGGCTAACAACCCCAATCAATTTAACATGTCGGCCATGCCCGGTAGTTTAGATTTGCAATCGAATCCTAACCCCGAAATCATGACCTGTCGCCTCAATCCCGGCTCGACCTATACCGACGGTATTCCCGGTGCTATTCCCTTAAAACTGGTCGATCTTGGCTCAACCGATACCGACGGCGTGCCTGTCGTAGACGTTGCCGACGCCCTAACCGATCAAACCATCGGTGTTTCGGTTTTAAGTACCAAAATCGGCTTGACTCTGCCTGGTGACACTATCCAGGTAGCTTGCCAGGGTGCAATCGTGCGAATGCAGGCCAAGGCAGCAATCAATCGTGGTTTGCAAGTTATCACCGACGCCGCCGTCGGCGGTATGGTGCAAACTATCGTCGGTAAAACCGGTAAGGTTTTAGGCTTGACCATGGACAAAGCCACGGCGTCAAACCAGATCATAAGGATTAAAATCCTGTGCGATGGTACCACCTTGCGGAGCGTATCGTCATGAAAAAGTATTTTGCGATTCTGTTCGCTGCCATGCTTGGATTTTTTGCCAGCATTGGTAAGGCCGTCTACGATGCCGGTCAGATTCTTCGGGTCAATACTCCAATTGACGATTTTCAATACCATAACCGCGAATCCCGTCGGGATGCTGGCTGGACCCCGCGCTTGCCGGGCGTTCGCCTGTTGAATGCTAAACCAGGCGGCGGCGGTGTAGGCCGTAGTCTTGGCCTGCCTTCGTATATTCATAACCATAGGCTGTTAAACGCCAATGGTGACATTGACGTAACCGGCACCGGATTTCAATACATTATTGACAACCTGTCGTATATTCGGGCCGCCGTGATCAAGCAGAAATTCTATAAAATTCCTGTTGCGGACTTTATGCCTGTTGACGTAGGAGAGGCCCCCTGGGCCAGCGAAGTCATTCAGAACTTAACTTTCCAGAATGGTGGCGACTTCTACGATGGCGACATGAACCAGGGCCAGGGAGGTCAGCGATTAGCGTCTGTTGATGTTAGTTTAGGCAAAGTAAAAATGCCTACCCAGATTTGGGCAAAAATGACCCCTTGGACCATCATGGAAATTGCGCAAGCCGCTGCCGCTTCCAAGTGGGACGTAGTAAGCGATAAACTGGAAGCGCTCAAGACTAACTGGGATCTAGGTATTCAGCGGACTGGCTTTTTAGGCCATAAGCAGATTTCCAAAATCACCGGTTTGCTGAACAATGGTGATGTAACTATTAATACCAGTCTGTTGCCCACTACCTTGTCAAAGATGACCAGCGCCCAGTTGGCTACCTTTATCGGGACTGCCTTAGCGACTTACTTCAGCAATAGCAACAGTACTGAAGCCGCCCCTAACCGCCTTGTATTGCCTATGAGCGACTACTTAGGCTTGCTCCAGCCGTTCGCTTCCGGTTTCCCAGTCAATAGCCGCCTGGAATACCTGTTGAACGCATTCAAGGCCGCTTGTGGTCCTGACTTTGAAATTAAGGGCCTGGCATACGGTCAAGCCGCCCAGAACCTTGACGCCGGAATCGGCAAGCAACGTGCGGTATTGTACAAGGACGATCCCGAGGTATTGAAGTTTACTATTCCCGTAGACTTCACTCTTTTGGAAGCCGCCAGCTATAACAAGATTAACTGGGAGCAGGACGCCTACGGCCAGTACTCTGGCGTATTGGTTACTCGCCCCCGCGAAGTGTTATACATGGACGTTCAAACGAGCTAATGATGAAAAAACTTTCTCTTGTCGGAAAAGGACCAGGGTGGGAACGAGCCTACATAGATCAAAAGGACGACCGAGAAATCTGGTGCGTTTCCACGATCTTTGCAGAGTTGCAAACCGTAGAAGTCCAACCCTCCAGGGTGTTCCAGCTCCATGAGAGAAAGCTTTTTGAATCATGGATTGAAAAAGAACAAAGCCGGGTCGTGATAATGGAAGCAGACCCGGTATTTCCTAATGCAAAAGTTTTACCAGTTAAGGAACTTATGGGCGTATTCGGCGCCCGGTTTTCTTCGTCGTTTGCATGGATGCTTGGTCTGGCAATGCTTGAAGGTTATATTGATATAAGTATCAGGGGAATTCATCTTGCACACCAAACCGAATACTATGATCAGCGCGACGGGTTCTTTTGGTTTGTGGGCTTAGCCCAGGGCCGGGGAATAAAAATCAATATCGATGAAGATTCGGGCGTATTTATTGCGAACCGAGCCTATGGAGTTAGAAATGGCCAAATCTGAAAAAATTGACGTACATAATCGGGGTAGCAGAACCTATACCACCCCAAGCGGCGTACATATTCAAGGCGGTACTACCGTTCAATTAGATCGTGAAGAGGGTGAGGCTTTATTGAAGGGATACCCCCGCGATTTGATCAGCCCCGACTCTTTGCGGTCATCGCCTTCGGTCCAATCGAATGCTGACCAGCATAATAAAATTGTAGAATTGCAGGCCAAAGTCACTGAGCTTGAAAAGTCTGGCGTTACCGACCCCAAGGGAACCAAAAGGATTGCCGAGCTGGAAGCTTCGATTCTTGACATTGCTACAAAATCAACCGAAACAATTGGAGAGTTAACCGAAAAAAGCAACGGTTATTCCGCCGCCCTTGAAACTGCCTTATTGAAAAACGAAGAATTAACTAAGGCCCTAGAGGAAGCCAAGAAACTGGCCGAGGATGCTTTTAAGCAGATTGACGAACTAAAAAACAACAATAAGGACAAGGCGCCCGAATGATTCAAATCACGGCGGCAACATTTAAAACATACTTCGCACGCGGTCAATTCACCTATGGCACGGTATTGCCTGCCGTCCTCGATTCGGATATTGACCAGGCAATAGTCGAGGCGTCCGCCGTGTTTAACTTTTCCCTTTACCCGAGTGATGCAATAGGCAATATGGCGCTGGCTTATCTGACAGCGCATTTTCTTCAGCTCACCCTTGATTCTACCGACTCCCAGGGTCAATCTGCCGGAATACAATCGGGACGAGGTGCCAATGGTGTGAACGAGTCAATCGCAGTGCCACCTTGGATGCTTGAAGGTGAATACGCCTTTTATGCTACTACTGAGTACGGGCTCCGCTGGATGCTCCAGACGATGCCATACCTGGGCGGGAACGTGTACGCTGTCGGTGGCGGTACGCAACCGTGAGCCGTGAAACCTTCGGTGATTCCTATATCGAGGCCGATTTTTCGGCCCTCGATAAACTGGTTGAAAACCTCGGGAAAAAACACTATGTCGATGTAGGTATTCTTGGGGAAAATGCGGGGAAAACCGACGAAGGCGGCGCTACAATCGGAATGATTGGCGCTGTTCAGGAATTCGGAAAATTAGACGGAAAGATACCCAAGCGGTCATTTATCCTAATGCCATTGCAAACCCACCAATCGGAAATACAAAAACAAGTCGAACCACGTATGCAAAAGCATATGGAGACCGGCGACATTAAAGGGATTTTTACCGACATTGGAATCGCTGCCGAAGGCGTTATACAGGACGCTTTCGATACACGAGGATTCGGAACCTGGAAGTCGAACGCCGAAAGCACAATCGAGCAAAAGGGTTCAGACTCCCCGAATATTGATAAGGGGCTACTCAGAAAATCAATTTCGTCCAAGGTAGGCCAGGCATGAGAGTACCGTATTTAGGAAACGCGATAAAAGGCTGGACTAAGCCCATAGCGTGCCTTGTCGTAGTTAAAACCGTAGTAGACCATGAAGTGGTAGAAACACCTTCGGAAATCACGCTTAACATAAACTATCAGCCGATGCCGTCTGTACAGGTATCACGTAAACCAGAGGAACAACGGACCTGGAAATGGTGGACGTTTATCATAAAAAACCCGACCATTCAATTAAAAATTGACGATGTAGTTACCATCGGGTCGTTGACATTTCGTGTTCAATCAGGATTATCGGACTGGACAACCAGCGGATTCTCGACTTGCGAGGCAATAGAGGATTTCACCCCGCCGCCAGTAGTACCGGTGCCGTCAACATGAGCATAACATTTAAGGAACCAGACAAGATCCTGGCCGATATAATTACGGTATTTATGGGGATCGATGCTACTCGCGTTGTCCTTTACGATGAAAACTGGAGTCCGCCGAAGGACCAAGGCATATATATTACCATTCAAACCGACCCTACCGACATAACCGGAGTATCACAGAAATACAACAAAGACACCGGGGCCAATGAGTCAAGCCTGTCGGCATTCCAGCGCCTATCGGTCAATATTACCAGCCGGGACAGAACGGCATTACAGCGTAAAGAAGAAGTCGTTATGGCCCTTACCTCGATATATTCCCAGCAACAGCAAGAGTTGCAACAGGTCCGTATTTTCCGTGAAGGGCCTATACTTGACCTCTCATTTATTGAAGGAGCAAAAGCCTTGCACCGATACCAGATACCAGTTAAAATTACATTCGTTAAAAGAATAGTAACAGCGGGCGTGCCGGTCATAGTGCCGACAAATAACCCAGAATATTTGGAGGAAGCTTAAATGGCGCAAATATCCATTAACCGAGTTATTTCGGTGTCCCTGACCGCCGCATTGCAAGGTCTGGCAAATGCCAATACGTCCGCCCTTGCGCTGATAACCGACGAGGTACCGATTGCAGGCGCTGCCTATGGCAATTTTGGTATTTATTACAGCCCTGGAGCGGTAGCCGCTGACTGGGGTAGCAATTCCAAGACTTACGCGCTGGCCGTGGGAGTTTTCAGTCAGAACCCCAACATTCTAAGCGCTGGCGGTTACCTGATTATCATACCCCGGATTGCAGCAAATACCGCACAGCCAGCGGTAATGATTTCAAGCGGTCCAGTCGATTTCACCCAGTTGACCGGGGCCGATTATAAAATCAATCTGGCCATAAGCGGAGCCGCCGCTGCCGATCTTGAGATCGGGCCAATTCCAACAGGCGGGACGTTATTACAGATTCAAGCTGCTTTGAACTCTACGGCAGTAGCCGCCGCTGGTGTGGTGTTTAGTCTTTCGGGAACACCTCAATCTGCTAACGTAAAGCTTGCCACTACAGCAACCGGAGCAACTGAAGAAATAGAGGTCGGATCTTCAGTAGCGGCTGGCCTGAATATAGCGCCTTTAATTAACCTTTCTGGTGACGTAAACGGTACTGCTTTAGGGGTAGAATCTATCCGCGATTGTGTACTAAGGACCTATACCCTGGTTTACTACTTTGGGGTAATTCTTGACGCAATCCCGACCGATACAGAACTGCCAGCCCTGGCCGGCTTAATTCAGTCAATCGACAAGATTTTATTCTATGCCGAGTTTGACACCACTAAAGTGGCCGGAATTATGACAACCCTAATGTCAAGCGGTTATAGCCAGACAAGGGGCCTTTTGTATACCACTCCCGGAACCTTAGCCGCTGCCACGGCCTTTGCTGCCGCTTATGCCTCTCGCGCTCTTTCAACAGACTTCACCGGAGACGGTACTGCGTCAACTATGCACCTTAAGGACTTGGTAGGATTCCCCGCTGATGCTGGACTGACCGAGACTATAGTCACTGCCTGCCAGAATGCTGGCGTTGACGTATATGCTGATTTCGGTGTTCCCAAGGTGTTTACCAGCGGCGCCAATAAGTTCTTTGACGATGTTTACATCGGGCTTGCCTTAAAACTGGCTATACGGGTAGCAGGGTTTAACACTTTGGCCACTACTAACACCAAAATTCCACAGACAGAGCAAGGAATGAACGGGTTAAAGTCGGCATATCGGCAGGTTATCAAGCAGTTTGTTGCCAATGGTGCATTTGCTCCAGGATCTTGGAATGGTGCAACTTTTGGTGATCCGGCTGACTTTGTGCGTAATATTGCCGACAATGGGTTTTATATCTTCAGTTCACCAATTGCCAACCAAACCCAAACCCAGCGGGCTAGCCGAATCGCCCCGCTTATTCAAATTGCCTGCAAGTCAGCCGGTGCAATTCACAGCTCAAACGTCATGCTTGAAATTCAAGCGTAAGGGGTAAATCATGAGCCAAGTATCCTTAACTGGTAACGATACCGTAATAATTAACGGTATAATCCTGAACTCTTTTGCTGAAGGTGATAGCGCAAGTTTTACCTTCCCTAATAAGTTGGTCGAAGCAAAAGTTGGTAAAAATGGGAATTCAATTTTTGCCTTTAATGCGTCCGGGCAAATTTGCGAAGCTACACTTCGCGTCATTCGCGGATCGATTGACGACAAACTTTTTAACAGTTTACAAAAAACGTACTTGAATGACCCAGCCGCGTTTGTCCTTTTAACCGGGGAATTCATCAAACGCGCAGGCGATGGCCAAGGAAATGTTACCAATGATAGCTATTCTTTTGCCGGTGGTGTTTTGCCAAACCTTCCCGAGACTAAAGAAAATGTCGCCGGTGAAACTGAACAGGCTGTAACTGTTTGGAAAATCACCTTTACCAACACTGACAGGAGCATGGGTTAATGGAACTCAACGGAAAGCGCTTTATTGTACAGCCAGCCGGTTTTGAGGATGCGATGGAACTGCAAGAGGCCGTAGCCGAAGCCCTGAAAGGGGCCAAGCTCGACCTTGCTGGCTTAACCGATGCCGCAAAATCGGGTAATATACTTGATACTGACATAACCGAATTATCGGGGCCTTTAGAAACCATTATAGGTATGTCTTTATCCGTCATAACCTCCAAGCGTGTTAAGGTTGCATTATTCAAGTGTTGCGAAAAGGTTTTGCTTGGCGAAGACAAGGTGAACCGAGAATTCTTTGAGACCCCAGAAAATCGGGAACTTTACTATCCAATTATGTTGGAGGTGGTAAAGGTAAACTTGGTCCCTTTTTTCAAGAAGATCGGTTTATTGTTCGGGGGCCAAGGGAATCTGTTGGCAAACTTCCTGAAGTCGAAATCAACGTAACTTCCCTTGAATTAACCTGCCTTAGAGTCGCCAAGGCAGGTTTTTTCGGGGGGGATCCTGACAAGGTAAGGATTGCCCGAGTCGATACTGTGTTGAACATAATTGCCTATTCTGAATTCTTGAATGAGGTTGAATCGGTAACGCGGGAAATAAATAAGGCTTAAATGAGGTTTATTAATGAATGTCGCCACATTATTTGCCAGAATAGGGATTAAAGCCGATACCGAAAAAGCCAAGGAATTCTCCGAGGCAATGAAGGAAGTTTCTAAAGGTCTTAAAACAGCCGCAATAGGAGCAGCAGCCCTTACTACTGCCATAGTCGCTTCAATGAAAGGGGCGATGGATACCGCAAAGACTATGCGGGACTTTCAAAACGAAACCGGAGCATCTACAGACGAATTGCAGCGCTGGCAGGCAGTAGCAGGCGGGGCAAACGTAAGCACCCAGGATTTAGCCGATTCAGTAAAATCACTGGCCCAAAACCGTGAAAAAATCAAACTTGGTCAAGGAAATATGTCCGGGTTCGCCTTCCTTGGTATTAATCCAATGGACGACCCGTTTTCAATTCTTGATCAGCTACGGACAAAAACCGCTGGTCTACCCCAGGCCATGAAGGCGAATCTACTTGCCCAAATGGGGGTTTCGTCTCAATTCCTCGAAATATTAAACCTAACCAATGATGAATTTGACCGCATGAAAGGCGGCGCTTTCGTTATACCGTCCTCGGCATTTGCCGCAATGAATCAATTGCAAGGAAGCCTTAATGGACTAGGGAAAATGTTTCAATGGTTTCAATCCTTGCTTGCTGAAAAATTAGCCCCGATTATCGACAAGGTAGTTAAGCAGATTATGGTTTGGGTCCAGCAAAATAAGAATGGACTTATCGATGGAATCGTCAAGGGTACTCAATTAATCCTGAAGTTTATCGAAGCAATAATAAACGTTGCAACCTGGATAGTAAAAATAGTAAACAGCACCGTAGGCTGGAAAAACGCTATAGTAGCTTTCGGGCTTGTGTGGGCAGTGTTTAATCGCCAGCTTTTAATGTCTCCCATTGCCTGGATTGTGGGTGGGATAATCCTTTTAATTGCTGTACTCGATGATTTACATGCTGCCCTACATGTTGACGGCGATAATCGGAAAAGCTTTTTCGGAGACATGCTGGAAAAGAATCCAGCGTTAAATAAGTTTTTGCAAAGTTTCGTCAAAGCAATTGGTGACGTCCTAAAAATGCTTAAAGAGTTGACCTCGGGCAATATCGGCGGTGTGAAAAATATTCTTGACCAATGGGGGGAAGTGGGGACGTTTTTTAATACCCTGTTATTAACTATAGGAACTATTAAGCAGGCGCTTTATGATCTTTCAATTGGTGACTTTAAGGGGTTTATTGACCATCTTACTGTTGACACGGCAACAAAAAAGCAGGCTGATTTGGCCAGCCGTGAAAAAGCTATTGAAATAGCTAAGAATGCGCCTGAACCGAGCGCCGAGGAAAGGCGAAAATCGGAAGAGAAAAAGAAAAAAGACGAGGCTCTTCGGAAATCCTTGTCTGGAAAAATGCCTACCAGTACTAGCGGATTAGATTCCGAGACTAAAAAAGCCGCCGATGATTTCGCAAAATTCAAGCAGGGGTCAACAAACGTGAACGTAAACATAGAAAACAAATCACAGACCCCTATACAAACGAATGTCAAAACAAATCCACCGGTGAATAACCAAACAAAAAATACACAGGCAAATAGGCCAACAGGGGGATGATTTGAGCGATGTTTTATCTATTGCCTCCCAGGGGTCAAGCAATCTTCAAGAATTATTGAATGGTAGTACTCAAGCTATACTTAGGCCAAATTCTCGGCTTAATCCTTTGGTAATAGATCCCGAACGCCCCGGATTTGTCTTTGATATTCCGATCGGTGAATCAATAGACGAAGAGTCGGACATAACGGACCACTACACAGAAAATAATTCGTATTTGAATGACCATATTGTCAATAAGCCGCTAAAAATTACGCTTGGAGGCTATATTGGTGAACTTGTGTATAAAATCCCTAAAGGGGGCTTTGTAGGCGGATTGCGCCAGGTATCGGCGCGTCTAGGTAGTCTATCTGCATTAGGGGGGAACTATACCCCCGGATTTGTCCACACAGTCGAAAAACTACTTGCTAAGGCCCAGGCCATGGCGAACCTTGAGAATCAAATAGCCCAGCAAATACAAAGCGCTGCCGGTGCGATATCATCTTTTTATGGTCTAAAAATTACCTCACAGAGGCAGGCATATAATACATTATTCGGGCTTTGGAATAATAAAACCATCTTCACAGTGACAACGCCATGGGCCGACATTTCCCCAGTAGCAATTACAGCGATGAGATTCAGTCAAGATCAGGACTCAAGCGAATATTCTACAATTAGTGTCACCTTAAAATTAATTCGTATGGCCAGTACTGGCCTGATAATTTTGAACGCTAATGATGTAGATAAGGACGTAACTGGAGTACAGGCGGCGCCAGGTACAGCCCAAGGAAACGCCGGAACCAATAACGAAACGGCGTTATACCAGTTTAGCGGCGGCGTTAAAAACGTATTGGCTGGATTTTTAGGCGGTACCCCATGATCAGAATTACTAGTATTTTGGCTACCCCGTCCCAAACTTTTCAAACTCCATTGGCAGATGGTTCTATGCTTCGGTTTGAATTAATATTCCGCCCAAGAATACCAGCATTTTATGTCAATATCACTTACGGTGATTTTACGATCAACGGGTTAAAACTTTGCAATAGCGTCAATCTTCTATGGCAATTTAGAAATCTTCCTTTCGGTCTTTGCATTTCCTTAAACGATGGAACTGAACCATATTTTATAGATGACTTTTCGACTGGTCGGGCCGATTTTATGATATTAGAAAAAGACGACCTTGATTATGTCAAAAGCATAGCCGGGGGGCTTGATTGAAATTTGGGCGGAACTATAAATTAATTATAACCAATCCACAAAAAGAACAGATCACAGTCGAGCCACCTTTTACTATTCACTTTACTGTCGAAAGGAATAGCCTTGCAACCGCTAACACCGGGTCAATTGAACTCGTAAATCTTGGCCCGTCAACCAGAAATCGGATTTATAAAGACAGGTTTGAGAATTCAATCATATGGAAAATTGAACTATGGGCGGGATATGGTGACGGTCTATTTGTAGTACTTAAAGGAAATATCAAAGAAGCATTTTCCTGGAAGGACGGGCCGAACTGGAAAACAAAAATAGAAGTATTCGACGGTGCCGACGCTTTTAAGGAAGGTTTCGTGGCATTGTCTTATGGGGCCAAAACCGATAAGCAGGATATTGTCAAAAGGACCATAGAAACGCTTCCAGGAATACAAACAGGGTTTCTTGGCCAATACTCCCAGGGAGAGGCCCCAAAGCGCGGGGTCGTGGTTTTTGGGCCTACTAGAAAGGTTTTGCACTATCTTACCGAGGGTCATTTTTTCATTGATAATGAAGTGTGCCACGTTATGTCTGATTTTGAATATGACGGAACCGATACGCTAGACCTTGACGCCAGCCAATTGCTTCAGTCACCACAAAGAAGTGATGCAACACTAAACGTATCAATTTTATTTTATCCACAGGCCAAAGTGAAGGCCCAAGCAGTACTCAAAAGCCTTTACCCGATATATAATGGGAAATATATCATATGCGGATTTAAGCATGATGTAATGATATCGGAATCTGAAAATGGAAACGCTACCACCGATCTTAATCTATTACTAATCAAACCGAACGGCGATGCTGCCGGAACAATTTTTAAGGCGCTAACATGAGCAACGATAGAATTTTACCGCCAGAGCTTAACGATATACTAGACGATTTTAAGAATGAAATATTCAGGGATTTCAATTGCATAAAAATAGGTGCGATTAAATCATATGATAAGGTAACCGCCAGCGCTGAAGTCCAGATAAAAATTAAGGAATGGACTGATTATGCGAACGATAAAAGCATTGGGTACCCAGTGATTCAGGACGTCCCTATCATGGTTTTACAGGGCGGAGGATCTTGGCTTGAATTCCCTATTGCTGAAGGTGACCCCTGCCTATTGTTGTTCAATGACCGAGATATAGATAACTGGTGGATTTCGGGAAACGAAACAACGCCAAATAGCTTAAGAAAACATGAGCTTTCCGACTGCCTGGCGATTGTTGGAATTAACCCAAAGGCAAACGCTTTGGCATTGAACGGAAAGCTTCGTCTGTTCGGTGGGCCGCATAAGATGGATTTTGTAAATGATAACCAAGGAATGGCCGATTTAACCGGCCAGCTTTTCTCGAATATCGATGATTTGTTTACCCAGATTACTGGGTTAATTTCGGATATATCATCTTTAGTAACTATAAATTGCGTTGTAGGTTCACCAGTTACGCTTAACCCTGCCACTATTGCGGCATTGACAACCAGGTCAGGGAATTTCACGACTGCCAAAACTAATTTTGATACACTAAAAACTAAATACACCCAATTATTAGGGAGCTGAACTATGACATTTAGAGCTTTAGACGCGAACGGGGATTGGACTTTTGGAAAGGGAATTTCCGGTTTTCTCATTGGTAAAGATGCGCTAACCGTCAATCTTGTAACCATAACCAAGGAATGGAAGGGCGAATGTTTTTTCGCTATGCAGGATGGCGTAGACTGGAATAATTACTTAGACATAGGTACTAAGACTTTACTTGATGCCGACCTACAGCGCAATTGGTTGAAGTCTTACGGGGTATTGCGTATAGATTCTTATTCCTCGTCTTTGGACACTAAAACCCGACAGTTGACGGTTAAGGCTTCACTGTTTACAATCTACGGAAGCTTAACCCTTAGTGAGGTATTTTAATGCCTGATTCTTTTGATTCAAACGGCTTAAAAATAAAAAGCCTCGATGAGCTAAAAGCGGAATTAATCGCGGGCTTGCAGGTTATTTATGGTTCTGATATTAACGTTGATTCGAATAGCCCAGACGGTCAGTTGCTTGGGCTTATTTCTCAAGAAGCCGTAGACCTCCGCGAATTGCTTTTGAATATTAATTCAGGATTTGACCCAGACCAGGCCGAAGGTAATACCCTTGATCAGCGGTGTGCACTGGTAGGAGTAAAGCGCGGCAGCGGTACATTCACAACCGTACAGATTGACGTTGTAACCACTAAGGCGCTTAACCTTGTGGGACTTGACACTGAATCTGGAATTATCAACCCCCAAGTAATTAACCTTTATACGATCAAGGATGACGCTGGAAACCTTTGGTATTTGCTTTCCTCACAGTTCCCATCCGGATCTGGTACTTATACTTATACATTTCAATCGGCAGCAATTGGCGCGGTCCAGGTAGTAGCCAATACGATTACTACGCCAGTCACCATTATCGACGGCGTTTCAACAGTAAATAATCCGTCGGGGGCCTTATACCAAGGAATAGACGAGGAAACAGACGCTAATTTGAGGGTAAGGTTTCACAAGGCCACAACTATAACGGCAGTCGGGTTTTCCGATTCCCTGCAGTCACTTTTGGAAAATCTTCCGACGGTTGATAGTGCACAGGTATGGGATAATGACACGCCCACAACCGACACTTACGGAACGCCAGCCAATTCTATTTGGTGTATCGTGGAAGGTGGATACCCTGCCGATATAGCCCAGGCAATTTACAGCAAAAAGGGAGCCGGTGCCGGGATGCGTGGGGCTATTACTCACAATGTAACCAGACCGAATGGTCAGGTTTTCGTTGCTAAATGGGACGTTCCAAATAATGTAAACTTATGGATAAAATTCTCAGTAAATCTTCCAGGCGGCGGAGTTGACCGAACGGCAATGAAAACAACAATCGCCGATGGTTTGTTTTGGGATGTTGGCGGCGATGCGGTGGGGGATGTTGTTACTGAATTTGTCAGAAAAATAAACCCACTTTACCGAGTCACAGGAATGTTATTGTCTGAAGATAATATAACGTATACCGAAATACGCCTAAGCGCGTCCCCGATTAATCGCTTTGTAAATGCCACTACAAGGATGACTATAAGCTCATGAGTGAAAACAATGCTTTGATTGATACATATTCAAAGTCTCTAATAATGCAATATGTAAACAAACCAAAAGCATTCGCAACAATCAAGGCATTTATTACCGCTTTAATGATTTACGATCTATCAATAGCGGTAAGAGACGGGTACAACCCGGCTACTGTAGTAGGCGCACAGGCAGACGTTTTAGGGAAATATCTAGGGATACTTCGTGTAGTCAAGGGGTTTATACTTCAATCATCAAATTTTAGTTATTTATTATATGGTCAGACACCACCAATCGCAGGACACCAACCGTACAACCGTTACGGCAACCCGATGGACGGGCATTTTCTATCATATAATGACGGAAAAGCCACTTATACTATGACGGATGAGGAATTTCAGACTTGCATAGCAATGGCTATTATGAGACACCACGGAAACGGTTCATTAAAAAATATTGACGATATACTATTTCCCGTCTTTGGCGCTTCAGGATATTTGGCGGTAGAAACACCAATGGGGATAAATTATTTTATACAGGCAAATTATGAACGGATTGCCGAAATGTTGAACGGCCTGGGGTTTTTCCCTCGTCCTATGTCTGTTAAGGACACTATAGAAGTGAAGTTGGTTTTAAGTTCATAATGGGGGGATCATGGCAATTTTAACGAGAGTCGTACAAAAAATATTTGGATCAACCGGGGCAGCGTCAAACTTTGGGCAGATTGGGAGCCAGACCGCTGGAAGCCCCGTTAATACAAAGGATCTAGACACGATCCAGGCCCTTGCTGCATACCTTGCCGGATTGCAGGCGATTACAAACTCTAATGAGCCTTATCTTGAAGATATCAACGCCCTTTATTTGCTGATTACTTCCCAAATAAAATACCTATTTCAGAACGGAATTCCCGAATGGTCTACCGATGAGCCATATTACAATCTAATTTCATTTGTGCAAGTTAATGGCGTGGTTTATCAGTCAATAGATGGAACCTCCGGGACTCCTAACTCTGGAAACGCTCCAGCATCCAGCCCAACCAAATGGCGTAACGTTGACCCATACACTATCGGAGCTGCCCTGACTTCCGAAATATCTAGGGCTACTACAGCCGAGGGGTTACTTGCTCCGAAAGCCAATCCTACATTTACCGGTCATGTAACTGTTCCAACTCCGACCAATACAGGAGATGCAGCTACTAAAAACTATGTTGATACTGCAGTAAACACGTCAAATCCACAGGCTCAACAAGCAGTTGAAGACGCTGGCATAACCTGGGACCCATCGGATAATTATATGCTGAGTAAAGCCATAATTGCTGATTCTCACCCAGTCGGCGCATTGGTAGAATCTGAAATAGAATTGACTCCCGTTATATTATCGGCGGCAAGGTCTACCGCCCACCCGGCCTACCCTAAGTATTTACCAGTTATTAAACGGTATGATGCAGACCATACAATCACTAGTGCCATGGCTTCAAAACTGGTAACGGCTTACCGGGCCGAACTTACGCAGATTAATGTTGCCGGTGTAATAAAGTCATCCTGGACCGGGACAGTATCGGGGTCGGTAATTACCTTCGCCGCCAATGCTTCAAACCTTGCATTGGTGACAATGTTTGCCAATAATGCGCTTGCTAATGGATTTATTCAAACTCAAGATCCGAACTTTACTGCCTTATTCACTGGAGCCACCAAAACTATAAATGTCAATGGGACTGACTATACCGTAGTAGGAGCCAACCCAGGGGCCTATACCTTAACCGTTACCGGATCACCTACTACCGGAAGTCAAACATGTCAAGTATTTACATATCGAATCTCCGGTTCTACTGATTCAATTATGCTTGGCCGAATTCCCGGTTTCGTAAATGTTACCGCTTGGGATTATGACGGTGAAATTGTAGCCGGATGGCTGAAGATGGATAGGGGGCAGCGTCATTATCACGCCTCTTTATCATCAAACTTTGCTACGGCAGCGTCAATTGTCCCACTTGCTGGGGGAGCCGTTAACGTTTATTGTGGCGCCGGTGCCTCTGCTACTACAGGCGCACAAACTTCGGACGGATTAAACGGAGCAACCAGAACAGGGAAAACCAACGATGCAAGGTCATACGGTAAATTCCAATATACCTGGGCGGGAGTCCTAGAAGCTTAATGCAATACATAGGGGTATACAGTGGAACATACAACGAATTCCTTTACGCTGAAATGTGGCCGCTTGGCACCCCATCCGAATTGTCTTGGATGCTCAAAATGGTAAACCGTGTTGAATTAACAGCGGAACTATTTCGACCGGAAGTATGGGCCGTTTACTCATCAGACTCACCTTCTAACTGGCTAAACGCGGATGGTCCAATAACATGAGCATTCCAGCGGATGGACCAGACCCCGACCCTGTAATCTGGCCACGATACGAACCAAAAGTAGCTTTTATGGGCGACAGCCGGGGGTTTCTTGCTTATGACTTCCCATATATTAAAAATACACTCTATAACATGGGAATTGGATCATCGACCACGCGGAGTATATTAAAAAGGCTATATAGACTAGATTCTATAATGCCAAAGTATGTTTTTATATTTACTGGGATTAATGATTATCAGATCCCAACAAGTGAATTTCAAGCAAACCTTATAGCCATTGCGAAATATATTTCTGACTTGGGGATTCAGTGCATAATTACTGAGCAAGGAGCGCATCCTCAAATAATCCAGACATTCCCGCAAATAGCAACGATTGGCCAAATTATGATGACAATACCAAATTCTTATTATCTAAATGTGGGTTACAATCCATATGTTGACTTCACCGATACGATCGGTCATTTCAATGTATACGGGTATATCAAATTGGCTAATGCTATGATTGCAAAATTTCATGGCCATAAGTCGGTTACGGTCTAAAAGGGAGTATTGATAATGAAAAGTAAAGCTAAGTCTAAAGTAATTGCACCAGTAAAAACATTATACATTTGCATGTTCAGCGATGATTTACACCAAATCTTACACGAAGAAGAATACCCGGTAAATAATCAAGAAGAAATCGACTGGGCAAATAAAAATATAGACCGTCTTGAGCTTCAATGCCTCATGAACAGGCCCGCAAAATGGGCGGTATATATGAGCGATGAAAAAAAGTTCGAATGGCCAGTTGTGGAAGTCAAAAAACGCTAAAACAATGGGGGAAAAATCAATGGATATAATGAACCTTATCGGCGGTCCAATACTCGGGATTTTAACGGCTATTGTCATGACGCAACGATGGGCATTAAAACAGGCTAAAAAAGAAGGTGTCAGAGAAGAACGCGAAAAAACCCAACTAGCACACGTTGACGCCGCCCATACAAAAATTAGGGGGGTTACTATGCGCGTAGAAGAATTAGAAAAAAATCAGGCTAAGGACGAGGAAAGGCATGCAACCTTTACGAAATCCCAAGATACAATGGCCGCCGATATCAAGGCGATACTGCAAACAGTACAAAACGTTCTACAATCAGTAAGCCACCTTCAAGGAAAAGTCGAAGGAAGTAGCGGGAAATGAGTATTATCCTAGTTAATAATTCTGTCGGCAAACCGAACTGGACGCAATTAAAAGACCGTATTGAGCCGTTAGCATCTTGCAATGTCGCCGCATTTATTAACGCTGCCCAGGCTTCCGGTGAAGATGTTATGGCAGCGCGTAAAATGGGCGAGGAACGTCCTGCAGATGATTTAATGTCATTTATCAGGGCAGACCCCGATTGTCTTGCCCTATATGCCACAAAGCCAGCGGCAGACCGGAAAAAATACCCGCCTAATCAATACATGGACATTCTGGCCCTTGGTGGCGCCAAGTGGCTTGGTTATTCAAAAGCGTTCAAATTCGACAATAACGCCAACCCTTTAATCATGTCGCAATGGATTATAGCGGGCGGGAATTTGATTGTATCGGGTAGATATCCGGTAATTCATGCAGACGGTTCAGCGGGATTTATTGACCACATAACAGCACTGGTTGGGCTTGGTTATATCAATGAAGGTGGGGGGCGGCTTGTCGTGCAGTTCTGGCTAATGGATGATAGCTACGGCGACCACAGAACGAAATACACAACCAGATTAGGAGACAATATAGTCATGTCCCAAAAAGATTTTGACGATTATCTGAAGGAAAACGGAAGCACTACAAAGCGGTGTATTTTTGTACCAAAAAAAGGAGAGTGAATATGTTTGCAAAAATTGTGGCTTTTATAAAGTCAGTATTTATCAAAGCATGGGCAGTAATCAAAGCGGTTTCCCATCAAGTATGGGCGCTTATAACCGATAAAGACTGGGATCTAGACCCACAGAAATTGATCGGGTTTATAGTAGCTGGATCTGGCGCCGTTATATTCGTAGTAGTAGCAATAAGGTACGCAATCGGCGGGCCAATTGATTCTACGGCGGCAGGCATAGGGATTGGCGCTATCGCGGCAGGCGGTGGGCTTCTTGGCTGGCGCAACCATACTGATACAAATACAAGCGATTGTATTACTGGACCGGGGGCGTAATGTGTCAACATGGATTAAAAATCACGTTCTTATTTGTTTGCTTGTCTCTTTTGGCATTGGGTTTATCGGCGCAGGAAGTATTGCCGCCAAACTCTACTTTGACGCCGAAAGAACAAGCTCTGCAATTATTGGACAACTTAGAGCAGAACAACAACGAAGCGGAGAGCTACTCAATTCAATCGGTAGAGGAATTGCAAACTGTCTTGAACGAGAAAAGCGAGCTAAAGGGATCTTTGAAAAAAACCGCGTTATACTCGGACAGCTTAGAGAAATCGTTGAATCTCTCCCAGACAATAAATAAAGTGGCTGTACCAGTAACTATTGTAGCAATCGTTACCGCTGTATTAATCGCCATTTTCAAGTAATAGACCAAAAAAACCCGAACGAAACCCGGCCAATTTAATCGCCGGGTTTTTTATTTGCATAAACCTCTTGACAATGGGTACAAGTGGACCCATACTGCCATTGTTCTGTCGGGAATAGAAGAAGCGAAAGGAGGTTACTATGGTGCCCCACGGCCTGCGATACCGGCAGGCCAGCCCGAGTGGTAGCTAAGGGAAAAGGGACTGTATTTTAATGCTGAATAAAATGTTGTAAGTCCCCAGGAGCTCTGGGGACTCTTTCGGGGGCGTATTAGCTGAGACACTACGCGGGTGTTATGGGCAAGCTATGAAAGCAGAAATGCGAAGTCGAGGGCGTATCGCGTTGCCCGAGGTAATGGCGTACCGCAGGTTCGAATCCTGCCGCCTCCATCTATGCGCGACATCCCCTTTATGGGTAGCGTTTGCTGGCTAATGATGTCAATGCCAGACGGGTAGGGCATCACCTTGTAGAGATTGGCCGGAACTATCCATGGCTGACTAAGATTGTCTAAACGTTAAATAGTTGGGAGTGAGGCCGCAAGGGTAAGGCGGCAGACAAGTTTAAGCGATCAACGCCGTCCAAGTACGTTAAAAGATCGCCTCCGGGTCAACGCCGGACACTTCCAAGTAGCCTAATCGCTTAATGCAATGGAAAAGCAGCCGAATAGCGCGATAGACTGCCGGAAATTGTTGTTAGTTGATTTTTGACGAAGGTGCAAGAAATCGTCCAAATGTAGCCGACGGGTAAGCATTCAGCCGGTTCAAGTCCGGCTTCGTGGTGGTTGTCGCCCAGTTGGTAGGGCGCTTGATTGTGAATCAAGTTGTCGCGGGTTCGATTCCCGCCAACCACAAAAACCGTGGATCGGTTAAATACTGAAAAACGCTTGATAAAATCAAGGCAGTTCAGTTCGTAATGTAAGCCCGTATTAAGCCGGTACGGAACCCGGCAATCTTGGGGTATAGCACAGTGGTAGTGCAGGGGCCTCATAAGCCCTTGGTCATAGGTTCAAATCCTATTACCCCGAATCCTTGCCCGTATGGGCTGGAACGCATGGACAATCGCCAGGTCAGAAATGGCCGGGCACTTTTGAGGCCGAAATCATGCTTTCAAAATATTACGAACTTGGAATTCAGATTGACATTAACCTGCATAAATTAAAAAAAATGGACCCGACGATATTAGCCAGCCAATTGCTTTTGGAAACTTCAGACCTTTTGCTGGAACGTTACAAAGTATCCAATCAAGGAATAAAGGAAGGTGGTATCCATGTCTTTGAATATTCCCCCCAGAGTTGAAAAACCAAAGAAGCCGGACTATAAAATCCGTCCCGGTTTTACCGATGACGAGCTGGAAGATTTTCAGGCGTTCTGTATTAAACACGATTTACCGCCTGGACGGTTTACCCGTCGGGTTT